CAGTTAATATAGTTATATTACTTGCTGCTTTATTAAATTGTGCTAATGATAAACTCCAATCAGCTGATTCATTAATTGCTGTTCCTTCTGGCCATTTTGGTAAAGAATCCCAGGTTTGTTCTGTAACTCTAGTCCAACTATCTTCTCCAGTTAGAGGTTTTCCATCAGCATCTGTTATTCCTAATGTTTTTTTAAGTTGAGTAAAAGGCGAAGGATCACCTTGATTAGATACTCCCCTTAATCTTCCTTCTTGCATTATACCTAATTTACCACCTGCTCTAATAGCTGTTCCATTTCTAAATAAAGGATGTTCAGTAGGTGTTTGTATCATTGTGGTTTCTAAATCTACTATTTTATCTAATAAATTTTGTATCTTATTTTCTTTAGGATCTTCATATCCACCTATGTATTTTGTACTTTCTTCAATTAAAAAAGTGTGTGATCTTTTTCCTTGTTTAGGAATATCATAAAATAATTCTTGATATAAATTAAAAAAGTTATTAGGTGAAATACGTTCTTTTGTTTTTGTTATTTCAGAAAAACCTCTATCTAATAATTCACCTATATTATTTTGACCATAATGTCTTTTTTGTAATTCTATTAATTCGCCATCAAAAGGTTTTTGAACAGGTGAAACTGGTTTTCCCCCACTATCTAAAATATAATTACCCTTTGTTCCTGTAGGTTTAGAAAAATTAGGCTTATTATCTTCTATAATAGATTTAATAGGTTGAAATTGTATTCCTTTATTTTTTCCCATTATCTAACTACTTTAAAATGATAATTATTATCATATATTGTTGTTCCTTCGTTGTTAATGTTTTTAAATAATAGTCTATAATATCTTTCAGGTTGTAAACCATTCATAAATATTTTAAAATACATTCCTTCATTATCAGCGCTTAGTTTTGTAAATGTTGAATCAAATGGTATAATTTCTTCTTCTGTGTGTGCATCTCTTACGCTATAACATGAAGCTGTTGTAAAATATCCTGGGTTTAAATAATTAGATGAAGAAGCAAATTGTCTAACTGGATATTTATCTCTAATATGTATTCTAAAAGTTGCTTCATCATTTTGATTATATTCTTCTTGATTTCTATATAATGAAACACTTAATTCACCATTTTGTTTTGCAGATGATTGTTTAGAATGTGAACTATCATCCCATTTAAAAACTAATCTTGGTGGATAAATTGTATGAGTATCTACTGAAAAATATTTTATTTCTCCAAAACTACTAGATGTATCTTGTTCTACTGAATCTGGTTGTTTTATTAAAAAACCATGATTAGTTATACCATCGGGATAAATTCTACCAGCTAAACTAGCACTAAATTTTTGTACTATAGAAGTTACATTTATGTTTGTATCTAAGTTATCACTATTTAAAAATTGTTGTGATCCTTGAAATGCACTACCTGTATACCAAACTCCTCCTCCTTCTGTTATTCCACTTACATTTATACTTCCTGTAGTTCCTGAAGCAAAACTTGATGTAGCCCATTCTGTTTTTGAATTATCATTGTCTCTGTATATCCATGAACAACCATTTGAACTTATTGGTAAATTAGAGAATCTTCCTGTTCCTTCATTCCATGATTGTGATATGGCAAATACTTCTAAATTTAAAGTAGATTCTAAATTTTTATGTTCTGATGATAATAATTGTAAAGCTACTTCTGATGTTCCATTATTAAAAGTAGATGAACCTATTTTATCAGATATAGTTGATGTTATATCTTCATTTTTAAATTTAATTAAAGCTCTTGATGGGTAATATCTTGAATCTGAACTACCTTTTTCTTTGACGATTTCTAAAATTTCATCATGACCTGTGTTTAATTTAGTTCTATCAGGGTGACTATATATTGTAGCGTCTTTTTCGGGAAATATAAAATAGTATGCCATATTAGTATGTTGTTACACGTCCTTTAATGTCAGTGTTTAGGTTTTTAATTTCAAAAATACTTGGATCTAAAGCAGGATAAATAACTCCTCTTCTTGTAGCTCCTTCAAAATCGTATTTATATTGTGAATAACCTAAAGCTGTTCCGCTTTTATTTGTAAATGTTAATTTTTCTACTGATTGTACTCCTACTACAGATGATAATAAATTTTCAACTTCTGATTTTATAATAGGTTGGTTTATTTGCCATTTATCTACATTAAAATAGTCTTGCAATTCAGCTACACAGTTTAATATTATTTCATTATTATTATAGTTTTTAAATACTGTGATTTCAAAAATAAGTTCAAAATTAATAACAAATGCATTTTTAATATTAACAGCATCTGTTAGCATTCTATATTGTTCAAGATATGTTTGTAAATTTGTTTTTGTAGCTGTGTTAAGATTTGTTAGATTTTTATTATTATTATATCCTAAAGTGTATAAATTTAAAGCTAATGGATTACGAATTCTATTAAATTCATTAGATAAAGGAGAAATTTGATCATCTTGAACTATATAAGCTTTAGCTATTCTACCAAATTTAGAGGGCATACTCATAGTTCTAATAATATAATCTTCTTTAGTTACAGTTCTTTGTTGAGTAGCAAATTGGGCCATTGTATTTTCTCTAATTTCTTCAATTGAATCACCATCACCTCCTCCTTTAGCTGCTTCTGGGTTATTTACAGCTACTGATGTTTTTACAAAGTTAAGTAATGAACCATTTAAATTAGGGTTGTTAGAAGTAAGTAGTGTGTCTATTTCTGTAATTGTATTAGCATTTACGTTTGAAGTTATTCCTCCTCCTACTAAATATTTTACAGTTAAGGTTGTGTTAGAAGGTACTTGACCATAAGCTTTAGTCATTAAAAAGTTTGAAGGATCATATGCTGTGTCTAATTTACTTCTTCCATCTTTAATTCCTAAACCTATATTATCGGGATTTGGTATTATTTGTTCGTCTGCTTTATCACTATTACCCGCCCCAAATTGTATTTCTAATTGATTATTTGCTTTAAATCTAGAAACAAATCTTCTTGATGATTTTATTATTTTAAGTAAATAAGGTGTTTCACCATTAAACCCTAATAATTCGGGATCATTAGTTCCTACATTTTCTTCTTCTTGAAAAATTATATCTTGTGCTAAATAAGGTACTTCATAATATTCGTTTCCATCTGTGTCTTTTATAGATTCTATAGATAAAATATTAGTATCAAATAAAGTTAATGTTTTAAACGCTTCTGCTGCACCACATGTAAATGTTTGTTCTTTAACCTGCCCAGATATTGCTTTTGTTGTTTTCTTTAAAAGATAATATTCAGGGTTATTTGAACTATCATATTGATATATACTAAGCTCTGTTGGGTTAAAACTTGAAGATACTTTAAAATCTACTTCATTATTAATATAAAAAGTAGAACCTTCAGTAGAATTAAATGTTGAATTTGGATCTATTTGTAAACAATAGTTAAAATCAGGTTGATAATCTCCACTAGCTCCTGTTGAAGGTATTAATTGAAATAATTCTAAATCAACACTAGATGCATCTATTACTTTAGGTTTATAACCCATAGCATAAGCTAAATTAAATAAGTTTTCTTTTTCTTTAGCTAATAATAAAAAAGATTCTTGTAATTGTGTGTCTGTGTAATAAGATAAAACATCACCTACATATGCCGCCATTTCCATAAACATCATACCAGGGTTGCCTTCACTAAAGTCATTAAAATTATTAGGGAAATATACTTCCGCAAAATCCATTAATTGATCTTTAAAAGAATTATAATCTTTACTTAAATATTTAACGTCTTTATCTTGTGTTTTATTTGATACTTTTGAGTAAGCCATTTTAACTATAATTTATTTGTATTGAGTCTTCTGTTTCATCTAACGTAATTGAATATGTTAATGTAAGAGAAACTCTATATTGGTCTATATTTTGTTTTAAAGAAATATCAGTTGTTATTATTTCAGGAATCCAAAATGCTAGTTGCCCATTTATATTTTCTTGTAATGTAACCTCATCTATACTACTTTCAAATAATTGTCCTTTTAAACCAATACCATAAGTAGGATGATTTAATCTTTCGCCTGGTATTGTCAGTAATAAATTTAAAAAGTTAGCTTTTAGTTGTTCTTTAGTTGTTTGTGTACCAGAAGTCATATTTTTATCATTCAAAGGAAAAGCTACCCCAATCCTAGCATTATTGTTAAGATCTAATGGGTTTATTTTTTTTGTACTTTGAATTAATGGCATATTTTATCTTCCTTTTTTCTTATCTATTGCTTTCATTAAACTACTATAATCTCTTGTTACTGCGTTTGCTATTCCTTCTGGCATTCCTGCTGTTGACATAGGTGCACTTGAACTAAATGGGTCACTTGTAGGGGCCATAGCTGTTTGTGTGTTAGTGTCACCCATTGCTGTTTCATTTAATAAGTCATTTAATGTATTATTACCTACAAAATTTTGTTTTTTAATAGGTTTTTTACCCATTATTTTTTCTTTTAAAGATGATTGTTGTGGAACTTCAACTTTTCTTTCAGTGTGTTCTACTATAGTTGGTTTAAGTTCATCACGTAAATCTTCTTTAAGTGATTTAATTTCTCTGCGTAACGCATAATCGATTTCTTCTCTAACTACTTTTCTAATTAGACTTTCAAAAGTTTTTGCTTTCATGTTGTTAATTGTTGTTTGTTATAAATATAAAAATTTTAAAAATTAGTTTATTTTTGGTTTATAAATTCTATGTTGTGGTTTAGAACCATCAAAAATATACGATCCACGTACATCTCTTTGTTGAGATATTTCTCCTAGTTCACTATTTAAGAAATTATTTAATTTGTCTATATTAACTGTTTCGGTACCATCACCATTATCAGTTATAAGTTCTCCAGCGGGTATACATCCTTTTATATAATCTGCAAATAATCGTGCTATTAAATCTAAAAAACCAACTATCATTTCTAACAATGTAGAAAATAAAGCTAATATTTTAGGTAATATATTAAAAATAATCATTACTGTTCCTAATATTTTTAAACATTTAGTTGTAAAACCTTTTATAGCTTCAGTGTATTTTAAAATAAATCCTCTCGCTTTATCTATAGCATCACTAATTACTTTTTCTATACCACCAGCTGCAAATAAAGATGTAAAGAAATTTAATGCTAATAAAGATGCTGTTACTAATATTTCAAATGCTATTACTAATGCTTGAAATACAGCTAATATAGTTGTTATGGTTCCTATTTTTTCAGCTGCTTTTTCTATTTTTTCTTGCAATTTAGTTAATTTTTTAATAACACTTTCACAAATATTTTTTCCAGAATTTAATCCACCTTCTAATTTATTTTTTGTAAATTTTACAGCTTTTATAACTTCTAAATCACAACTATATCCCATTAACTTATCTATTATTTCTTGTTTAGTTGGTAATTCTTCTTTAACTCTTTGTATAGCTTCTCCTTTTGCTTGTTGTTTTAATTCTTGTTGGGTATCATATGCAGATTCATCTGCATTATTAACTAAAGTTCTAATTGTTGATATACCATCTACAGCGTATAATGCATATGTCATCCCCATTTGGACTTTTCCACTTACTGCGCTTATTTTATCTGTTAGTTCTTTTGTTTTTTGAATTGTTTTTTCAGATTTAGATAAACCAGCACCTGGAGTGTTAGGATTATTTTCTTTTTCTTTTTCTATAGGATCTTTAGCCATCTTATGATAATTTTGTTATTTCACTTTTAAAATATTGTATATTATTTCTTAAATTTTTAACTTGTTTTCTTCTTAAACTTAATGAAGCTTCATTAGTAGACATAGGACCTGTAGGACCTGCTGGGGTCATATAAGTTATATTATATATTATATCATCCATTAATCCATCTATCATATCTAATAATTCATTTGCCCATTCATCAAATTCATTTCCTAATAAAGCTGGTTCAGTTGGTAAATTATTATT